CGCTCTTCTGATGTGAGAGCGCGGCCTTCGGCTGCTGCTGCTTCAGCAAGAGCCTTGGCCTGTTCGATCAGGTGCTTCATGTTTTCTCCTTGGTTGAGGTTGGGTTGTGGTGCTAGGGAAGCTCTGCATCGACCTCTGCGAGATCGAGAAGAGCCACTGCGATCCCCGGTTCCATCCCCCGCTCCTCGACCTTGGCCTCAGTAGGCTCCTCGGTCTTGGCAGGCTCTGCCGGTGTCTCGAGCGAACTCAGAACCTCGTCCAGCAGGCCCTTGGCTTGCTGAATGAGACCTTCGTTCTTGGTAGACAGGGTGCGCCCTGCCTTCGCATTCGCAACTCTGATGCTGCTGATGCTCTTTGCCCGCTTTTCGTCGCTTGTTTCAAGCTCAGAGAAGCGGAACGCTGTGAATAGGTCTGTCGGGGTGTATTCCTCGCCAGCCTCTTGATAGATTCGAACAAGGGCAAGTGGGTCTTCTGGGGTGGCGACTGGGCTGAGCGCATCTCCCTCAACACCGAAGGTTCCCTCAGTCATGATGTATTCGACACGGCCATAGCCGCCGTCCCACTCCACCCACGAGCCTTCGGTCAACTCTCCGGGTTCGGCTTTCAGGTGACGAGCTGCCGATTTTGCTGCAATCAGTTGGGTGGCTGGATTGGCGCCCTTCAGGGTCGGCCCAGCCTCGAGGATGCTCAGTTCGAGGAGTTCGTTGACTCCGTCGGCACCCTTCTGTTCTTGGATGATGTCATAGGCGAACGAGAACTCGCTCACCACTCGCTCTGCAAGCAAGGTGCGAACAGTCTGCGCTCTTGGGGTGTCGAAGAACGCGCCACGGATCAGAAGACCATCTGTGGTCTCTTGAGCACTGAGCGCCTTGCCGATGAATGACTCTGCGGTGCCCCAGTCGTGTGACCATACGATTGGAAGTGTCTTGCCTGCTGCTGTGTATGCTGACAGGCTCTTGGCGAAGGCCCCGGGCATGACGCGATCACCAACGAGGTCGGTGTTGCCGAAGACTGACACAAGAGCGGTGAACTCTCCGTGTGGTGCTTCCGCTGATCCTGCTGCCTTGACCTCAATGGTGTTGACTGGGAATGACTTGACCTGCATGGTTCGTGCCTCCTTCATTGTAGAATCTGTGCTGCTCTGCTCATCTTGCTCAAGACTGGACAAGACGCGTTCTGCCCATGCGCGACCGGGGTCTCCACCCCATAGCGCCCAGGCAATCCGACCTGCTGATGGATAGCCGTCCTCGCCGGGCGACCATCCCTGACCTTGCTTGTCAACTTCATGACGAGCGAAGTAGCTCACCATGCGCCTGATGGTCTCATCCGAGAGGTTTCTTCCGTTGGCAATGTCACGAGCGCGTGCAACACCAATCCCGGTGCCGCCTCTGCCGTATTCCTCTCGCCACGCAAGACCTCGTCTGGCTTCTTCTTGCGCTTCTCTTGGAGCGACTGCCTTGGCAGACCTTTCGCCTCCGACTGGTATGTCCTCAGCGAGAGAGATTGCGACCATCTGATCGATTGCTTCCTGCCGAGTTCTGTGACAGCCAACGACCTCGCCATCTTCCTTCTCGACAGCCCATCCTTCACAGTCTGGGTTGGTGTCAGTCACGAAGTATGGCATCTTCAGTCTCCGAAGTCGCAGATGCATTGACAGTTGGCTGTCTCTTCTGCGTCGAGAGATGGATGGCCCGGCCACGGTGCGCCGATTGAGAAGTCTTCGCTCAAGGCGACAGTCTCTCCATCCAATGATGCGTGTGTTGAGCGTGGGTTGCCGCTAGTCACGATCCATGTCTTGGTGCGACGACCGTTCGAACCGGCGCTCTCAACTCGAGCGAAGTTGGCAACTGATGCTGCGATTGAGTAGCCAGCAGAGATGACCTTGCCATCTGTCATCTCATCGAAGAGTTCGTCCATTGCATCGAGAATGTCTTCCTCGTCCTCAAGGTCAGAGAGTCGGTTGGCGATTCTCTCCTGAGTGGCAAGGTTGACCCGCTTGGCTGCGTTCTCTGCGACCGCTGCAAGGTAGTTCTCACCATTTTCGATGTCCCACTCTCCAACTGTCGCAGCAGACTTCTTGGCTGTCTTGCGCATCACCGGTAGAAGATCGGCTGCAAGTTCCTTGTCGAAGCGTGTGCGGTCATAGACCCTGCGAGCATCAGCCTTGACCTCTGCGATGAGGCTCTTCTGCGCACCGAGCTTGCTGATCACTGACCGGCGCTGCCGATTCAGGTTCGACTTGAAGACCGCGTTCAGTTCCTTCGCTGCCTCATTTCGGATTCCGATGTAGGAGTCACGACCGAGGGCGCTCTTGCTCTGAATCTCGTTGCTTGAGCTCAGCCCAAGAACTCGGTCATCACTGACACTGTCTTGTGGGCTGGCTTGACCGCCGATCAGGACATTGAGCGGTGTGACCAGTTCGTCTCCACCATCAATCGAGCGAAGGTTCAGTCTCGCTCTTGCCTCGTTGCGTGTGAGGTATGGTGCACCAACTGAAGCCTGCAGCACTGCTGCCTGCTCCTCGAATGATCCACGCAACTTGTCCTGCAACTGGAACTCGAGGTAGACGCCCTCTCCTCCGAACTCCGGCACGAGTTGTGCTTCGAGTTCCTCTTGAATGAGGGTCAGCCACGGGGCGAGTGCGTTCTGGTAGAGTTGACGGTTCTGCTCTGTCAGAGATGCGTAGGTTGAGTTGCCAAGACCAAGAAGACCTGCTGGCACACCGTAGGCACCGGCGACGATTTCTCGAGCGAGTTGTGATGACTCGATGTATTGCGAATCTCGTGGTGAGAATGTCTCCAGTGGCTTGGCGACCATGCCTTCTTCGAGCACTGCGGTCTTCCCGCTGTTTCGAGCGCCGGTGAATGAGGCGTCCCATTCTGCACGGAAGCGTGACCGGGCTGTGTCAGACCAAGGCGGTGCCCCGAGGGGTCGTTCAATCACCAGACTAGCGCGGGCGCCCTGTTTCCACAGGCCCTCCCTGTGCTCTGCCGCAGCGAACTGCTCCGCTAGAAGCTGACGAAGAGTCTCAAGCGGGCTGAGGCCCTTTCTTGGGTCTTTCGGGTCGTAGCCGTGCATGTGAATGACTTCATCACGCGAGAACTCAACTGTGCGACCTTGTCCGATGACCTGATAGCCGTCAGGACGAAGCCAGTTGGTTCCGATTGGCTTGACAAGTGTAGGTGGGACGCGAACGAGGGCGATCCTGCCATCTTCATTGCGAACCTTGATGCGTATTGCCTCATCGAAGATGCACAAGTCCTTGACCAGAGCCTCCATCCAGCGAGTCCGTGTGACATAGATGTCGGGGTTCTCGATGGTATTGGTCAACGGTGAGCCGGTCAGTCGCTCTCGGTCGTTGTCATCGATTCTGCGATAGGCATGCAGAGGAATCTGTGCGATGTTTCGAGCAAGGAAGTCGACCACAGTTCTGACTTCATGCTGTGTCTTGTAGAGATCGGCATGGTCAATCTGTCGGTCGTCGAACAGACGGATGGCGCCACCAAGCGTCGGGGCTAGTGGCGTCTGCGGTCTGACATTGAGCAGCTCGTCTCCGTTCTGGACGATTGCCATTCTACACCTCCGTGATTTGGATGAACTCGATGTTCGCCTTCTCGATCAGCACTTCTCCCGAGACCTCGACCGGTTCTGCACCCGGCTCAAGAATCGTCGCTCCTTTCAGAACGATGACTGAGCCGGGGGCGCCGGTGAGGTAGCCACGGAATGCTGTGCCTGACTTGAGGTTGACCAGACACCGCTTGGCGTAGGTCAGGCGCTTGTAGGGACTAGGCAAGTGCGTTCACCCTCAGTCCGATTCGGGGCTGTGAGAAGTTGTAGCCTACGCTGTTTTGGATGTTGTTCGACAGCGACCCATTTTGGAAGTCGAATGTCGACCAGTCTTGTGAGCCATTGTAGAGTCCGGCAATGCCTGTCATGTATTGGGCCACCGATGTTGGCACACCGAAGTTGTAGAATGGGTCTGTCAGACCCGGAACCTCAACTACCCAACTCCCAAGGTTGCCAGCGTTTGGATCGACTGGTCCATAGGCGAATCCCATCCAGTATGTTGTGTTGGCAGAGAGCGTTGTGTTGCTTGCCAATGTGAACTGATGAGGTCCAGATGCTGGTCCACCACTGTTGCTTGGTGCGATGGTGAAGTAGCCCATGTCCTTGTGCAAGTTGGTTGGTCTCTCAACTTCAGAGCCGTTGCTGTTGTAGATGTAGGCACGCAACTTGACTCCACCAGCACCTTGTGTGGTTGGTGGGTTGAAGTTCTGGCCGACGATGAACTTGTTGATGACGACATCATCATTGAACCTGATCGGCACGAGGAATGCGTTGTATCCACCGATGCCGGAGAATGTGCACTGATTGCGTGAGAAGTAGTAGCGGTCGGCCACTGGTGTGCGAATGGTTGCGTGCTCGAAGTTCAGAGGATCGTGATTGATCCATTCTGTGCCGTCATAGTAGAGCACCTCACCCTTGATTGGGTCAGTGAGAACAACATCGCTGAGACCGGTGAGCTGTGAAGCGCCACCGCCTCCGGGTGCATAGAATGATGAATCTGGCATGACTAGCGAACCTCCAAGATGCGGACATCTTGGCCTGCCGCTGTTGAGATTGCATACACGACCGCGCCAAGCCGCAGATCGAGGGTGCGAGCACCACCTGCTGGTAGAGGTGAACCGGTGGCGTCTGTGACTTGAGCATTGCCGCCAAGCCAGATGACCTCAGTTCCGTTGTTCAGGATTTCGTATGTGATGCGGCCATCCTTCGCTGCTGCGGCGAAGTCACCGACTGTGATGATTGCGGTTGCTGTGAGACCGACAGTGACCGCTGTTGCTTGTATCATAGAAGTTCAACTCCTCGTTCCTCGTAGACTGACCGACCTGTCAGGGCTGTCCCCGCCAACATCGCGCTGTTGATGGCCATGATGAGAGCCACTAGACCGTCAATGCGTGCGGTAGACTTGGCCTTGTCTGGTTTCAGATTGCCAGCCGGGTCTGTTGAGACCAGTGCTCCGTCCGCGTGTGCGCTCAAGACGGGGTGTGATCCGTGGGAGATGCCCCCAGAGACAATGAGTCTCTCAAGTTCCTTGGTCGGCGCTGACATGGTTGCGAAGCCTTGACGGGTCGGGGCAACTCGAAGACCCTGCTCTGCCAGCTCGACCACGAGCTGCGTGGAGTTCCACGGGTCATACGCCAACTCCATGATGTGGTAGTCGGTGGCAAGTTGCTCGATGAAGGTCTTGATGTAGCGGTAGTCGATGACATTGCCCGGTGTGAGAGTGAGGTGACCAGCATCAGCCCATTGCTGATACGGCAGGCGATCTCTCTTCTCGCGCTCTGCCATGCCATCGGCTGGGAGCCAGAAGTGTGGAATGACTGTGAAGGTTCCGTCCTCCTCCGGGAAGAGTTGCACCAAGGCGGACACATCCGTGGTCGAGGACAAGTCAAGGCCAACGAAGCAGCCTCGACCCTTGAAGTCTTCGCGGTTGATTGGCTTCTGACCGCAACTGTGCCAGTCGTCCATGTTGATCCAGCGCTGGACCTCTCGAGTCCACTTGTTCAGGTAGAGTTGCTCGAATGAGGTCTGACGAGCAGGGCTGACCTTGGCCTTCCTGATCTCGTCCTCGAAGAACTCTGGCATGACCGTGATGCCCAGACTTGGGTTGGCTTTCTTCCAGACCTTCTGGTCTGTCCAGTCATCTTCCTGCTCTGCTGCATAGATCACGGCAAGGTATGAGGGGTCTTCGAGTTCGCCAGATGCCACCCGGATTGCGTAGTCGTGCTGTTCCCAGGCGATGTGGTTGGGGTCGTATGTTCCGGCAGTCGTGATTCCAATGACGATGGGTTGCTTGCGGGCACCGACTGACGAACTGAGAACATCCCAGATGTCTCGGTTCTTGTGGGCGTGAACTTCGTCCAGCACTGCGATGTGTGCGTTGAAGCCGTGCTGACCAAGCGCCTCACCTGAGATTGTCCGCAGCACGCTGCCGGTCTTGGGCACCTCGATGTAGGATCGCACAGCTCGACATCTCTTGCGAAGAGCCGGGGAAGCATCGACCATCTTGCGAGCGGTCTCGTAGCAGATGCGGGCCTGCGCTCGGTCACGCGCTCCCATGTAGACCTGCGCTCCGGGTTCGTTGTCTGCGACCAAGCCATAGAGCGCAAGCCCTGCGGCCAATGTGGTCTTCGCATTCTTCCTCGGAACCTCAAGCCAGACTGTGCGATACAGCCTCGTGCCATCAGCACGCTTGGTTCCGAAGAGAGGCCGAATGACCTCGTGCTCCATCCAAGGCATCAGGTTCCACTTCTCACCGGCTCCTCGACCCTCAACGAGTCGAAGCATGCCGAAGAACTCGACTGCCCTGTCTGCAGCAGCCTCGTCGAAGTAGGTGCCCTCAGGCAGTGCCTTGTATGCTGACGAATGTGTTGGCTTGGTCCATTGACTAGTCGAAGAAGTCGTCGCCATCTTCCGCTTCCTCCGCCTTCAGTCGTGAGCGAGACGAAGGCGTGAGTCCGAGTTCTGAAGCCAGCATTCTGATGAGCGTCGCTTGATCGCGCTGCACTCTGACTGCTGGGTTGGTCACAAGACCGTCGCGTCTTCCCTCAATGAGAACGCCCTGCTCGTCCACGAGTTTCGTGGCTTGCTTGTAGGTCACAACAGCCACTGCATAGGATGAGAGAATGTCCTGATCGGCCTCGAAGAGCAGACCCATTGCTTCGAGCTGGTCAGCCGTGCGCTTCCAGACAGCCTTGGCGTCCTTGCTCATCCATGTTGGGCACTTGGGCTTGCTCTTCTTGGGCTTGGGTTCCTTCTGGTTGATTCTGTCCTTGCGCTCGCCTCTGACCACCTTGAGGTGTGTCGGCTTCGGCGCCGGTCCCGGTCTTGCCATCGTTCTTCCTCCTCCTGCGTGCCTATGGCACCTACCCAGATCTGTGCCTAGGCTGCCCCTGTTGACAGACTTGACCTATCTCGTCAACGCACGAGCGAAGTCCCGGGCGCGGTAGCGCATTTTTTTTTTCGCACTTTTTTGACGCCCTTGCCGCGATTTTTTTTTGCGCGATTTTTTTCGCGGCGACTTTCAGTCTTCGTCGCGCTTCAGAGTGTCGTAGTATGTTCGACGCGAGTGACACGACTTGCAGAGTGGCCGAAGGTTGTCGAGGGCGTGAGTTCCTCCGTCTTTCAGTGAGACAATGTGGTCGACTTCTGTTGCCGGTTGTCCGCAGTTGCGACAGTTGGGTTCCGCCTTCAGAACTCTCCGGCGGATCACTCGCCACTCAGGTCCGTAGTCCCGCCAGACTTCTCGCTCTCTTCGAGCTTGCTCTCTCTGCCGGTTGTGTTCCTTGCACCGGGCGCCATTGACTAGCTCGGGGCAGCCGGGAGTAGCACAACGGGTGGGGGGTTTCCATGGCATAGGTGGAGATGTGCATGGGGGTGGGGACTTGGGTGGGGATAGCCCCGGGGGTTGTGAGGTGGGGGTGTGTTGCTGGGGGACTTGATGGTGGGGGTATCTTCTGCGTGTGG